TTAAAAAACAAGTAGATACATCAATCTATCCAGAGTATTCAATTTGCCCTAATGGTTCAATGTATTCAAAAGAACGTCAGGGTTTTATTCCGGCCATTCTTGAGGACATGTATGAAAAAAGAAAGCAGTATAAAAATCTTCAAATCGCAGCCGAAAAAGAATATGAGAAATCTAAAGATAAGTCTTTAAAGTATAAAATTTCTAATTACAATGTGAAGCAGCTGAGCCTTAAAGTTTGTCTGAACAGCGGTTATGGGGCTCTTGGATCTCCATATTTTAGGTTTTATGAACTAAGGAATGCCGAGGCCATTACTTCATCAGGTCAACTTGCCCTTAAGTGGATTGAGAATAAACTAAACATTTATTTTAATAATCTCCTTAAAACAGAAAAGGTTGACTACTGTATTTACGGAGACACTGATTCCGTAATGCTCGATATTGACCCATTGATCAAGAAGATATTTGAAGGTAAAGAAGCCTCAAAAGAAAAGATTGTAGATTTTATTAATAATATTTTTTCTAATCAGATCCAAGAATATATTAATAAGTCTTATACTGAATTGACTGATTATCTTCATGCTTATAAAAATAAGTTGCACATGAAGAGAGAAAAAATTGCAGACAAGTTTCTTATCACAGGCAAAAAGCATTACATCATTAATGTATGGGATAATGAGGGTGTAAGATATTCTGAGCCAAAGATTTCTGTCACTGGTATTGAGGCGGTTAAGTCTTCTACCCCGGCCTTTTGTAGAAACAAACTTAATGCGGCCTTTAAGGTTCTAATGAATTATACTGAAGAGGATATGATTAAGTTCGTTGAAGAATCTAAAAAAGAGTTCTTCAAACTTGATCCAGAAGAAGTGGCATTTCCAAAAGGTGTATCAGATGTAACCAAATTTTTGTCAACAACCTCCCTATATAAAAAGGGAACACCTATCCATGTAAGAGGTTCCATACTATACAACAATAACCTTAAAAAACATGGTCTGGAGAACAAATACAACTTTATATCTAACGGCGAAAAAATAAAATATTGCTACTTGAAGATGCCTAATCCAATCATGGAAAATGTAATTGGATTTATACAGACTCTACCAAAAGAATTCGGTCTACATGCTTACGTGGATTATGAGACCCAGTTCGATAAAACTTTCGTGCAACCGCTAAAGGCAATATTGGATATTATTGGTTGGAAAACAGAAAAAACAATTACACTCGATCAATTTTTTATTTAAAACTTATGGAATTTTTAAAAAACCTTATTAAGGAAGTGGGCAGTGATTATGCCCGTTTGGCCCAGGAAATTGAAGAAGATGAAGTCTATGTTGATACTGGATCTCTTATTTTAAATGCTCTCATTAGCGGGACATTAATGGGTGGGGTATCGGCTAATAAAATTACTACCTTCTCGGGGCTTCAGGGAGCCGGAAAAACTTTCTTCTCCTTAGCCGTAGTAAAAAACTTTTTAGACCTTAATCCAGAAGGATATTGTCTTTATTTTGATACAGAGGCAGCAGTTACTAAAAAAATGCTTGAAACTAGAGGGATTGATCTTTCTAGGGTTGTAGTTCTTAATGTTGTAACCATAGAAGAATTTAGGACAAAGGCATTGAAAGCAGTTGATCTTTATATGAAATCTGCCGAAGAAAATAGGAAACCCTGTATGTTTGTCCTTGATTCTTTGGGTATGCTTTCTACTAATAAAGAAATTAGTGATACCTTAAATGAAAACGATAAAAAAGACATGACAAAGGCTGGCCTCATTAAGGCCGCATTTAGAATGCTCACTTTGAAACTAGCCAAGGCTAATATTCCGATGATTGTTACGAATCATGTTTATGCTAATGTTGGGGGGTATGGTCCAACACAAGTTCAAAGTGGAGGCTCAGGAATGCTTTATTCTGCATCAACTATTATTGAGCTTTCTAAGTCAAAGGAAAAAGAAGGTTCGGAAGTTGTTGGTAACATTATTAAGGCCAAAACATTTAAGTCTCGTCTTAGTAAAGAAAATCAAGAAGTAGAAGTACGCTTGTATTATGATGAGCGAGGGCTCGATAAGTACTATAACCTAGTGGAACTCGGTGAGGAATCTGGTATAATTCCTAGGGTCGGCAACCGTTATGAGATCAACGGTAAAAAGATTGGTAAAAACGTCATTTATGCTAACCCAGAAGAATATTTCACCCCAGAACTTCTTCAACAACTAGATGCTTATGCTCAGAAAAAATTTAAGTATGGATCCGCTCTAAATGAAGAAATAGTAGAAGATGACGAGACTGAGTGATTTAATTCAGGTTTATGATGAGACCCTGGATCCTAGTGTTTGTGATTTCTTAATTAATGTTCTTGAGTCTAGTCAGCAGTTACAATTAAATTTAACTGATGTTAGTAAAGACTCTGAAGAAATAAACAACGTCCATAATCACATTATTTCAAAAGTTTTTGAATATAAAAAACAATATTATGAGTTTATTGACGACAGGTGTTTTCCTGAAAATCATAACTTTGAGAAATTCCAGATTCAAAAATTTAGAGTTAATGAAGATTATGTGGCACCTCATGTTGAGGTCAAGGATCACGAATTGGCAAGAAGATTCCTCGCCTTTAAGTTCTTCCTTAATACGGTGGAACAAGGCGGGGAAACTGCCTTCTCTGATTTCAGAGTTGTTCCCAAACAAGGATCTCTTTTGGTATTTCCTCCTTTATGGCCCTTTCCATATAAAGAGGAAATTCCCATAAATTGTGACAAATATATTTTAACATGTTTTCTGCACTATAAGTGAATGGACAAGGTTGAGCTTCTGATTTTAAAAAACCTAATTTACAATGACGAATACATAAGAAAAATACTTCCGTATTTAAAATCTGATTATTTCCAGGACTATTCTCAGAAGATTGTCTTTGAAGAAATCCTGGATTTCTTTTCTTCTTACAATAAATTGCCGACCAAAGAGGCCCTGGAAATTGAAGTTGAAAATAGAACTGACCTGACAGAAAATTCTTTTAAGGATTGTATTTCGATTATTTCTTCTCTTGATTATGAGCCGGTTGATTTTCAATGGCTATCTCAGGTAACCGAAAAGTGGTGTAAGGACCGGGCCATTTATTTGGCCCTCATGGAATCTATTAATATAGCTGATGGCGGTGACACAAAAAAGACAAGAGATGCGATTCCATCAATCCTAGAAGAGGCACTGTCAATATCTTTTGACACTCATATTGGCCACGATTATATTGAAGATGCTGAAGAGCGTTATGAATACTATCATAAGAAAGAATCTAAAATTGCATTTGATATTGATTACTTAAATCGAATTACTGATGGTGGGGTTTCTTCTAAAACATTGAACATGTTTGTGGCTGCTCCAGGCGTAGGTAAAAGTTTGTTTTTATGTCACATTGCTTCTTCTATTCTCCTTCAGGGTAAAAATGTTTTATATTTAACTCTTGAAATGGCAGAAGAGAGAATTGCAGAACGAATTGATGCCAATCTTCTTGATGTATCTGTTCAGGATATTAAGAAAATTTCTAAAGAACAATTTTTTAGTAAAACTAATGTTCTTAAAAGAAAAACTCAAGGAAAGATTATCATTAAAGAATATCCTCCTGGAACTGCAAATGCAAATCATTTCAGGGCTCTTATGAAAGAACTTGAGTTAAAGAAAAACTTTGTACCTGATGCTATTGTTGTTGATTATTTAAATCTATGCGCTTCGGCAAGACATAAAGTAGGTACTTCAAATTCTTACACTTATGTTAAATCTGTTGCCGAAGAATTAAGGGCTATTGGGGTTGAATATGATTTACCAGTTTATAGCGCATCTCAACTAAATCGTGGAGGAATTTCTACAACAGAAACTGAAATGACGGATACATCAGATTCTATTGGTATTGCCTTTACTGTTGATTTACTTTTGGCCATTATTTCGACTGACGAGTTAGCTCAAATGAATCAGGTGATCATAAAACAACTAAAGAATCGTTATGGCTCATTAGATCGTTATAGAAAATTCTCTGTGGGGGTTGACAAATCGAAAATGAGGGTGTATAATGTGGAGCAGGCGGCCCAAGAAAGCCTGATTGATACCTCTGGGGATCCAACCGAAATTGTTAATCTAAAATCTAAATTTAAAACTATTAACTTTGATTGATTATTATGAAAAATAAAGCATCGCTTAGTAAATATGAATTTGTTGATTTGGCCCAGACTCTTTACATTCAACTTTTAAAGTCTGATTGGTGGTTAAGGAGAGATACTGTTGAAGATCAGAAAAAATTGCTTTATGGGAAGGCCGAAGCATGTCTTCGGGCAGCTGAGGTTTTTGTTAAAGCCGTTGAACAAAATGATTTCATTAATCCTTAAGAAATGACTGATACAAATAAAATTAATCTTTTAAAAGATCTAGAAAAATTAGAAAATTTAGATAAGATTAAAACACCAGCCGAAAAAGCATATGAAGTAAATTATGGGGATATCCGATTACTGATGAAAATGCTAGTGAATATGATAAACTCGCATGGAATGCTTTTTATAAAGGATTTATAGCTGGAAAATTTTCTAATGAATAACACAATCAAAGACAATTCACATTTACCAGACTTTAATAGGTGGTATAGATTTTTGGTTAAGATGCATGAATTGGATTATGAACATGGCTGTGGATATACTATACTTTCAAATGAAGAGTATTTGGATATTTCTGAATATTTTGATTATTTTTTAAACTCTCCAAATAACCGTTATTATTGCCCTACTAGAGATAAAACTTATCCAATTATGTCAAAATCAAGGACAGCAAGTTCGTATAAAGACCTTCTGGAATTGCTTCAAAAATATCGCAATCATTATGAAAAAATGTTTTTGTATGAAGTTACTAAACCCACTACTGAAACTTATAAAGTAAGATTTGCGGTATTTCCTGAAACCGATCACACCTGATAAATTTTAATTAACTTTTTAAAAATTATGACTAACCAAAAAATTAACAGCACTGAATATATTGAGTTTGTAAAGCGAGTTACTAGCGAACCTAGTTCTAATGTGGACGCTCTTGTTGATCGTATTAGGGAACTTGATGATCAAGGGGTTAAACTGACTCATCTACTTACATTTGCTCTAGGGATGATTGGCGAGCTTGGAGAAACCGTAGATCTTATTAAGAAATGTCTCTTACAAAATAAGCCGTACTCAGATGAAATTTCTAGTAAACTTTACCGTGAAGCGGGAGATCTACAATTTTATTTGGCTCAATTTTGTATTGCTATGGATGTAGATTTTGAAGACCTTATGCAAGGTAATTTTGAAAAACTTTCCGCACGATATCCAGAAGGACACTTTTCCGTTGATCGTTCTGAAAACCGACGAGAAGGAGATATTTGAAATGGTTGAATTAAAAAACACTCTTAAATCTCTTAGAAGTGAGTTGGAAAAGGTAAACGAAAGACAAAAAGAATTACACCATGAAATTTATAATATCCAAAAAAAACTTGGTTATTATGCTAAAAATGAAATTCT